GATTTCGTCACGCTCGGTACAACTCATAACCGGCGGGAGAACCCAGAACCGCTACCCTGCGTAGTCGCCGCAGGAACGTCGCCCACTTGACACAAGGAGCGCTTGACATGGGTACCTCCCCGGCGCGCAAGGAAGACACCCAACGCGACCGGGCTGAGGTCATGCGGCTACGCCGACAAGGCAACACGTTCGAGGCCATCGGCGAGCAGCTCGGCGTGACCAGGCAGCGCGCCCACCAGATCTACTGGCAGGCGCTGAAGGAGATCCCAGCGCAAGAGGTGTCGGAGTACCGGGCCGAGCAGGTGGAGCGGCTGGATGAGATGCTCCGCAAGGCGTACGAGGTCCTCGACCGCAAGCACCTGACCGTGTCTCAAGGCAGGGTGGTGCGGCTCGGTAAGCCGTTCGTGAACGACGATGGCGAGGCCGAAGTCGACGATGGCCGCGGCGAGCCGATCGAAGACGACGCTCCGACCTTGAACGCCATCAAGACCATCCTCGCCATCGAGGAGAGGCGCGCGAAACTGCTCGGCCTGGACGCGCCGACCAAGACAAACGTCACCGTCTCGGACACGATCACGTCCGAGATCGAGCAACTCGCCGCCCAGCTCGGCATGGTCGACGAGACGGAGCCGTCCGAGGCGTAGCGAGGTGACCGTGGCCGAGCTCGCAACGCTGCCGCCGGACTGGCGGAAATGGCCGGCGCCCGCGCAGGAGCGACTGCTGAAGACCCTGCGGGTCGCCGCCCGCAAGCGCAAGATCGCTACGAGGCCGCAATGGCGCACGCCGGGAGAACTCGCCGCAGCGATCGAACCGACGACCATCCAGACCCCGGCGCTCGAACTCATCGATGCGGCGCTTGTCGACGTGGCCGAGGGCCGCTGCGACCGGCTCATCATCACGATGCCGCCCCAGGAGGGCAAGTCCACCCGGGTCACCACCGTCGGGCCGCTGTGGATGCTCACCCGCAACCCTGACCTGCGGATCGCGATCGCCTGCTACGCCCAGGACCTCGCCGACGAGTTCGGGCGCAACATCCGTAACCACATCATCTCCAACGACGGCACCGACGAGACGCTGGACCTCGGGCTGCGCATCGCACCCGACAACGGGGCGGCTCGCCGCTGGCGGATCGACGGCCACCGAGGCGGGGTTCGCAGTGTCGGCATCACCTCCGGCCTGACCGGCAAGCCGGCCGAGGTGCTGTACATCGACGACCCGATCAAGGACATGCGTGACGCCGACAGCAAGGCGTGGCGCGAGGTGGTCTGGTCCTTCTGGCAGGCGGTCGCCAACACCCGCCTGGCCCCTGGCGCTCCGGTGATCATCATTTTGACGAGGTGGCACGAAGAGGACCTCGCCGGGAAGGTGCTCGCCGCCGAGGACGCCCACCGGTGGAAGGTCCTCAACATCCCCGCCCAAGCCGACCACGACCCCAACAAGGGCGAGACGGACCCGCTGGGCAGAGAGCCCGGCGAGTTCATGGTGTCGGCCCGCGGGCGAAGCGTGGAGCAGTGGCGCCAGACCCAGGTAGCGGTTGGCTCACGCGTATGGGCAGCCCTCTACCAGGGCCGCCCCGCCCCGGCCGCCGGCGACATCTTCGAGCGCGAGTGGTGGCAGGAGTACACCTCGCCTCGGTGGGTCGTCCGCGACGATGGCACCCATTGGGCGCCCTCCGCGGACGAGGTGTGCATGTCGTGGGACATGGCGTTCAAGGACACCGACGGCTCCGACTACGTCGTTGGCCAAGTCTGGGCACGGTACGGCCTGGAACTGTTCCTGCTCGACCAGGTCCACGACCGGCTCAGCTTCACCGCCACCTGCGCCGCCTTGCGCGACATGGCGGCGAAATGGCCACAGGCCACGCTCAAGCTGATCGAGGACAAGGCCAACGGAACCGCGGTCATCAACTCCCTGTCGCGCCAAGTGCCGGGCCTGGTCCCGGTCGAACCGGACGGCTCGAAGGAAGCCCGCGCCCGCGCGGTCACACCCTTCATCGAGGCCGGGTCGGTCTACCTGCCCGCCCCGGAGTTGTGCCCGTGGGTGGCCGGCTTCCGGGACGAGCACGCCAGCTTCCCCAACGGCTCCCACGACGACCAGGTCGACGCCTGCACGCAGGCGATCAACCGGATGCTGCTCGCACCGATCCTCGCCGGGACGCTGATCTTCGACGCCAACGACCTGGACGAAGACATTGACGGCTACCAAATCAGCCCTTACTGAGATCAAGGGAGGGCTGCCATGTGGTTCCGCTGCAGGCCAACGAACCGCGAACTCCTGCAATCACTCAACCGAAAGGCAGATCGCATCATGGCAACTCAGGCTGACCTCGACGCCCTCGTCTCCCGAATCGACTCCGCCGTCGCCGGCATCCGCACGGACATCGAGCAGATCAAGGCCGCGCACCCTGACATCGACCTGTCCGGCCTGGAGCAGCGCGTGGCGAGCCTGGAAGGTCTCGACGCCGAGAACCCTCAGGCCCCGGTGGAGCCGACCCCGGACAGCGAGTAGCTAACGCGCACGAGCCCGGCGGCTGGATGGTCGCCGGGCCAACGTTCACAACGTGATGAGGGGGCGGCATGGGCGTCATCAGTCGCCTCCAGGAGACGTGGTATCGGGCCACGGGCCGAGCCGAACTGGCCGAGGTGGTCCGTGCGGAGCGGCAGATGGTCGACCATCTGCAGGAGTCGCTCGCCGACCTTGAGTCCCGCATGTACGAGCCCGGCTGGCAGAAGCTCACCGCGTTCGCCGAGCACGAGTTCTCCCGCGACGGGCTGCAGCAGATCACCGCCGTCTGCCGCATCATGACGATCAAGTCGCCACTACTTCGCCGCGGCCTTTCGCTACGGACCGGGTACGTGTGGGGTCAGGGCGTGCAGATCTCCGCCCGAGCCACCGGCGAGCAAGGGCAAGACGTCAACGACGTCATCCGGCGCTTCCTCGACGACGCCGGCAACCGGCGCACCTTCTCCGGCGATCAGGCCCACGAGGAGTTGGAGCGCGCCCTCTACTCAGACGGCAACGTGTTTCTCGCCCTGTTCACCCGCCCGAGGACGGGCCGGGTACAGGTGCGCACCTTGCCGTGGGATGAGATCACCGACGTGGTCTGCAACCCCGAGGACCGCTCCGAGGCGTGGTTCTACCGGCGGGAGTGGTGGCAGGACCGCCGCACCGAGGCGGGCGTCATCCAGGAGCGGCACGTCGCCTACTATCCGGCGCTCGGCTACAACCCCGTCCTCAAGCCCCGCCGCCTGACGTTCCCGCACTACGGGGACGCGCAGCTCGCCGACGTGATGTGGGACGCCCCCGTCTACCACGTCAAGGTGAACGGCCTGTCAGGCTGGAAGTTCGGGCTTCCCGACTCGTACGCGGCGATCGACTGGGCGAAGGCGTACAAGGACTTCCTCACCGACTGGGCCACCCTCATCAAGGCCCTGTCGCGGTTCGCGTGGAAACTGACGAGCAAGGGCAGCAAGCAGGCCGCCGCCAGAACCCGCCTCGCCGCCGGCCCCGGCACCGACCGCTACACCGGCGACCCGCAGCACGCCGGCGCCACCGCCCTGATGACGCCGGACATGATGCTGGAAGCCATCCCCAAGAGCGGCGCCACCATCGATTCGGAGTCCGGCCGACCCTTGGCCGCGATGGTCGCCGCCGCCCTCGACGTCCCGGTCACGATGCTGCTCGGCGACCCCGGCACCACCGGAGCCCGAGCCACCGCAGAAACCCTCGACACCCCGACCGAGCGCACCATGGAGCTGCGCCGCTCGGTGTGGGGCGAAGCACACCGGCAGATCCTCGACTACGTCATCGACCAGGCCGCCAAAGCCCCCCAAGGCGCGCTCAAGGGCAAGGTCAGCCGGGACGAGGACGGCCGGGAGACGATCGACCTCGCCCAGGACACCGACCGCACCATCGACATCTCCTGGCCCGACATTGACGACCTCGACCCAGCCGTCATCATCGACGCGATCGTCAAGGCCGACGCGACCGGCTACCTGCCGCCCCTCACCGTCGTACGCCTGCTGCTGGAGGCGCTCGGAGTGCGGGACGTGGATTCGATCCTGGAGAGCTTGACGGCCGAGGACGGGTCCTTCCGGCCACCTGAAGGCGCGGCCGGCCAAGCAGGTCAGGCCGCAGTGGATGCGTTCCGACGTGGAGAGGACCCCGCCGCCATGCTCGCAGGCCGACGCCCTGACATACCCGACGAAGAGCCTGAGGACGACGGCCAGGACGACGAGGAGCCTGACAAGGCGTAGCGAGGTGCACCTGTGGCGATCACCTCAGAGACGATCCGCATCGTCGAGCAGATGCGGCGGCAGGTCGGCTCCATCGTGGACGACGTCAGCCGCTCCCTCACCTACGCGTGGGTGAGGGCGTGGGACGAGATCGTGTTCGAGGTCGTCGCCGCGATCGGCGAGCTGTTGCAGATGGGGGACGGTAGGTGGCCGTCCCGCAGGCAGATCGAGCGCACCGCCCGGGTGGTGTCCGCGCTCGACCTGATCGGCGCCACCTTGCAACGCCTCGCCGCGCTCACCCGCTCCGAGACGATCGCGGCAGCCGGGCAGGCCGCCAGGATCGCCATTGACGGGCAGAACGCGCTCATCGCCTCCCAGCTCCCGTACGGATCCACCAAGCACCTCGCGGCCCTCTACCGGGTGCAGCAGCCGGACACGATCGACGCGATCGTCCGCCGTACCGCCGAGCAGATCAACGCCGCCCACTGGCCGCTCGCCGAAGAGGCCACCGGGCGGATGAAGCGCGAGCTCGTGCGCGGCGTGGTGGTGGGGGACAACCCGCGCACCGCCGCCGCCCGCATGGTCCGCAACCTGGAGGGCGAGTTCAACGGCGGGCTGACCCGCGCGCTGACGCTCAGCCGCACCGAAATACTCGGGGCGCATCGAGAAGCCGCCGAGATAGGCCAACAGCAGCACGAAGACGTGCTCAACGGCTGGCGATGGCACGCCGACCTGAGCCCGAGAACATGCCCGAGCTGCCTCGCGCAGCACGGCAAGCTCTTCCCCCTGTCCCAGCCTGGACCGTGGGACCACCAGAACGGGCGCTGTTCACGCCTACCGGCCACCAAGAGCTGGGCCGATCTCGGCTTCGACATCCCCGAGCCGCCGGACGTCGTCGCCGACGCTCGCGGGTGGTTCGACGCCCTGCCCGAGGTCGAGCAGGTCGCCATCATGGGCCGCCGCCGTCTCGACCTGCTCAAGTCGGGCGACATTGCCTGGGAGGACCTGCCCGAGCGTCGCACCACACCGGACTGGCGGGATTCGTACGGAACGCGGACAGTTCGCGATCTCGAACGCATCGCCTCTCAGCGAGCAGCGGACGCCGCCTGAACCCCTGGGGGGACCTGATGTCCATCACCGAACTGCTCGTCATCGTCGCTGCCCTCTGCCTGCTCGGTGCCGCCATCTACGCCGCCGTCCACAAGGGCTGGGTGGCAGCGCTCGTCTGCTTCGCCGGAGCGCTCCTCGTCTTCGCCGGGTTCGTCCCGACCGACATCTGAACCCGTAGGAGGCGTGGCCGTGGCCGACCAGCTTAACGAGACGACCGCCGCACTCGCCGAGATCCAGCAGAGCCGTCCCCGCAAGGGCCGGTTCAAGGTCCTGCTGATCCGCGCAGGGTGGGGCTCGTCCGGCTACTACAGCGAAGCCGTACTCAAGCGCGACGGGCCGGCCATCTGGCCCGAAGGCACGCACATGTACCTCAACCATCCAACCCAGGTCGAGTCCATGGACCGGCCTGAAGGCGACGTGCAGAACTGGGCGTCAGTCCTCACCAGCACTCCCGTGTGGGACTCGGCGGAGCGGGGCCTGGTCGCCGAGGTGCAGGTGTTCCCGCAGTGGCGGGGCCTACTCAACGAGGAGTTCGCTGCGAAGGTCGGCCTGTCCATCCGGGCGTCCGGACGGGTCGAGTACGGCGAGGCCGAAGGCCGCGAAGGGCCGATCGTCACCTCACTCGACGAGGGCATCTCTGTCGACTGGGTTACCCGAGCAGGAGCAGGAGGCAGAGTTTTGGCACTCATCGAGTCGGCGCGGGCCGAGGGCGAGTATCTGAGGATCGCGGCGGAGGCGAAGGCGCCGCCGTTCAAGCGCAAGGACGCCGACGACGATGCGGACGACGGCAAGAAGCCCGACGACGCCGACCAGGACACCGAAGACGCCGAGGATGAGGACGAGGACCTGCCCGCCTTCCTGAAGAAGAAGAAGACGAAGGCGAAGGTGTCCGAGGCCCGCAACGTCGGCCACTGGCTCGAATCCCGCCTCCACGCCGCGTTCACGAACCTGGCCGACGACATGTTCGGCGAAGGCCGCCTCACCCGAGACGAACGCACCGCCCTTTCCTCCGCTGTCGGAGACGGCCTGACCGCCTTCTCCGCCCGCGTCGAGGCCGACTGCCCCCACCTGTACCAGCGGGACCTGTGGGACAACCCAGAGCCCGCGCAAGCCGCCATGGCGGAAACCGAAACGAAGGGAGCCCCCGTGTCTGGGAGCACCGAGAAGCAGACGCCCCCGGACCGGGAGGCGACCACCGAGGTGACCGAGTCGGCGCGAGAGAAGGGCCTCACCGCCCAGCTGGCCGAGGCGACCAAGGCGGCCGAGACCGCGCAGCGGGCACTGGCGGAGGCTCAGGCCGCGACCGCCGACCGGATCGCCGCCCTGGAGGCGAAGATCGCCGAGGGCGACGCCGAGAAGCTGCGCCTGAACAACGAGCGCCACGCCCGCAAGGCGTGCGCGGAGGCGCTGAAGGACTCGGCGCTGCCCGCCTCCTCCCACGGCCGCGTCACCGAATCGGTCATTCGCGCCATCCCCACCGCCGACGACGGGGCGCTGGACCTGGCCAAGCTCGACGAGGCCATCAAGGCCGCGATCGACGACAAGCGGGCCGAGCTCGCCGAGGCGTTCGACGCCGCCGGCCTGGGCACGGTCCGCGGCCTGGGCGAGTCTGCCCGCGCCGACGTGTCCGAGGCCGACATCGACAAGCATCTGGCCGAGACCTTCGCGGGTATCGGCCTGGACGAGCGGGCCGCCGTGACGGCCGCTCAGGGGAGGGCCTGACCCATGGCGACCAACATCATCTTCGAGCACGGTGACCAGCTGCAGGTCGTCTGCTCCGCCCCGGCGACCCCGGCTTCCGGTGACCCCGTCCTGGTGGGGCAGCTTCCCGGCGTTGCCCTCACCGACGAGAACGCGGACGGCGTCACCACCGTCAAGTTCAACGGCGTCGCGTCCCTGCCTGTGAAGGGCGAGACCACCACGAACGCCGCCGTCAGCGTGGGCGACATCCTGTACTACGACTCCGGCGTGATCAACAAGGACTCCAGCAATGGGGTGCGGTTCGGCTACGCCCTGCAGGCCGTGGACTCCGGCGCGACCACCACCATCCGCGTCAAGATCGGCTACTAGCGGAACGGGCGCCCCGCCCCGGGGCGCCCACCCCCAACTCTCAGCCTCCACGCCACCGGCCTGGGGGCTTATCTCATGCCCGGCGCGGAGCGCCTGACGAGCAAGGACAACACGATGCAGCTCCTCGACCTGATCGAGACTTACGACGCCCAGGACGCCACCGCCGAGCGCCTGTACGCCCGCGAAGGCCGCAAGGTCCGCGGCGGACGCAACACCCCCGCCTACAAGCGGTCCCTCCTGGAGGCCGCCCGCCTCTACGAAGGCGTGCTCGCCGGCCGGATCCCGGGCCACCGCCTGTCGGAGGCGATGACCACCAGCGACTTCAACTTCCTGTTCGGCGACATCGTCGACCGGCAGATGCTGGCCTCCTACCAGCACATGCCCGTCATGTGGCAGTCGATCGCCAAGCGCGGCCGAGTCCGGGACTTCCGCACCGTCGACCGGTTCGCCGTCAACGGCGGCGAGGCGGTCCTGTCCGAGGTGAAGGAGGCCGCGGAGTACCCGGCAGCGTCCGTGTCGGACGCCCGCTACCAGTACCAGGTGAAGAAGTACGGCAAGCGGCTGCCGTACACGTGGGAGTCGTTCGTCAACGACGACCTCGACGCTCTGCGG